TGTTTATATTAAAAATATTTTCTGAAAGGAAATATTCGATACCAAGTCCAGATTGCTCTGCTTTTTTAATGTACACTTTAAGTGTCGATGTATCAACAAAAGAATTATTCAGAACAAATTTTTGATCTAAAGAACCATCATATTGGAATTGTTTGGTTAAAAATATTCCTTGATAAACATTAAGATTATTAAATGATGCTGTGCCATTTACTACGTTTGCCGTAACATCCTCTGGTATGGCAAAGGTATATGTAGTATCATTCGCACTTCCTACGCACACTATACCTGCCTTCATGGTGAGTGTAGGAGTGTTTGTGTTAGTTGTTACGTTAAATGATATCTGTGCCTTTGAGGAGACTCTGGAACGGGGTACATATCCAATATTACCTGCCAGAGAAACTACATTTTTACGAAGAGTTGCAGAATCCAAAAAGGATTCATTCACAACCATATTCGAATTGAATGCAGTAATGTACGTATTATATGCTAAAGTATCAATTAAAACAGAGAAATTAGACCCCTCAAAGTCAAAATCCGTGAATGTAGAGTTGGCACGGAGATAATCTTTGATTGAGGTCTTTATCTGATCAAAATCTAAATTTGTATATTTTGTAAAAGGCATATTATCTTGTTGCCTCTAAGAGGAATGAATATTCTTGGGTCGGAAACTCTTGACCAATAATATCAAATATGACTGTTACATTAAATGTATTTTTGTCTGTTATTGGATCTACTTGAACGATCAAATTTTCGACTCTATCTTCAAAATTAGTAATTGCTACTTCAATTTGATCTTGAATGACTGAGGCAGTACCAAAATCAACGAATTCAAATAGACTTCTTCTTACATCAGATCCCAACAGAGAGTTAAAAAATCTCTCTGTTGGGATAGTTTCGACTATATTTCTTACGGAACGTCGAATTGCGTTCTCATTTTTTAGAATCGGAAGGTCTTTTGTCACAGGATGAGGCTCAAAAGACAAACTAATGTCCTTAAATGCCCGTGATATCCTCTGAATTGTCATTGTTAAAGAGTTTTCTTAATTATATTTATACTCTATTCCTGAAGATTCTTCTGTCCTTTCTTTAAATCATCATGCATAATCTCCTGAAGTACTTTTTCTTCTGGATCTTCGGTTTTTTTAGGTAATGACCAGTAATCTGTGGTTAAACTTGTTGTTCCCCACACTTCTTTCATGTAACTTGTATTTCTATCAACCGGTGAATTGCCCATTTTGCTCCTGATTAGTGAAATCAGAACTTTTTGAGGGGTTACTATCCCTATTTTTATTTATTTTACCCAAAATCCTTTACGCAAATAATCATTATCAGTAATAAAATGATAATGATCTAAATTTTCTGGTTTTTCATTTTCCCAAACTGGGACTGCTTCTATATTATTATACTTAAAGTCTGGATTTTGTCGGAAATGTACTTCGATTAAGTTATTTTCTATAAATTCACAGTTTATCCACTCATAATCACCTACTAACGCATTTAAAATTGTGGGAAAATTGTGCTTATGGTCAATTTTTTCCCATTTTTTCCATTTATATAATGGTTCATATGAATCACGAGTACCTAGTACACTCAACTCCGGAGTTTTATTGTAAAAATCAACACTAATATGATCTCCTTCAAAAACTTCACACCAAAATTCGGCAGGATGATATGCATCAGTACTCTTATAGATGTACTCAATACGAGAAAAACGTCCCATACCAAGTAGATTCATAGAAGGACGTACAATATAAAAGTCGGACTTAGGAACATCAGTCCCGACAGGACCACATGTATAACCTAACTTCCGACTTAGAATTAATTTATTATAAACCCAAAGGTCATCAGTATGAATTTGTTCCCATTCCTGATTTCCTTCTAGATACATTTATCGTCCTTGACCACGATACATCTTACGCTTCCCATTACGAGAAGTAGCTGCATACTTCGTGTGCTTTCCACTTCCTTGACGAGTCTTTTTGGGTTTCCCAGGCATAAAACCGTCTTTGACTAAACCAATCTTTGCACGTACTGCCATAACAACTTAAACTCCTTTATTGATTTTTGTTTTTAGATCTTGTGGTCTTGGACAACCTTTCTGATAATACTCTATCGAAAGATTCTCCATCATATCAAAGTATTCTTCTTCTGTCAATCCTTTATAAAGAACTTTTCCCTTATGGAGAATTGTATACTCTGTCATCAGATCACCCGAGTCTTTTCGTGTCCAACTCGAATTCGAGGATCACACCAAATCTCAAATCCTG